AACACCGTCCAAAGAATATGCGCTATTGTCTTGAGAATATCCATCCACGGGATCGCCGCCAGCGAGTTTCCAATCTGCTGACCAATCTGCACGAATACATCTTTATGATCTTTAATCTCCTGACATACTCGCTGAAGAACACCAAGGATGCCCTGACCAACTCGTGCAATAACATCCGCAAGGTTGTTTTCACTAAGCCACTCAGATGCTTCCTTAAGCGCACCGTGGAAGAAATCGCCTACCGCTTTTGCAAGGCTTTCCCAGAACCCAGGAGTCATCACAAGGCCGATGATAAAGTCCAGCATTGCGGTGAACTTCCTGATAAACAGTCTTCCAACAGTCTCAAAGTCAATGGAATCCATCATGCCTTTGAGGGCTTCTCCAAGTGACTGTCCAATCTGCTTAAAGTCAACATTCTTCAAGAACGAGTAGATCAATTGGATTGCGTTGTTGATCTTCTCACCAATCTTTCGACCCCAACCTTCCCAATCTATGGAGTCAACCAGACCGTTAAGTTTGTCTGCAAGCATCTTACCGATCTCAGCCCACTCACCGTTTCTGAGTGCATCTATGAGACTCTTCATATAGTTCTCAATCGGGGCTTCCTCGAACATGGTACTGTAGTCCGGGGTGTTATTATTGTTCCTACCAGAGCCACCATCGGAAGGTTTGTCCAACCGATTGATCTCATCAAACCCAAGCAGTTGGTTGCGCCATTCTTTCGCCGCTTTCGACCCGTCCTCTGTAGCTTCAGCCCATTGCTTTGCAACCTTTATGGCTTTAAGGTAAGTAGACTTCCCGCTCAAGATGGCAAAGAACTGCGTTACAACCTCGGCTGCACGTTGGACGAGTGCAATGATCTGTTCCAGAATAGGTTCAATCAGGGCCATCAGCGTTGCCCACGCCGCACCAAGCTGGTTCTTCATCTGGAAACTGCTTGTTGCCAACGCATCGTATGCATCCGAGATATATTTGGTTGCTACGCCAAACTCTCTGGAAAACCAATAGGCGTTCTCAGAACCTTCTTTAAACGCTTCACCTATTGCCTTGATTGCGCTTCGTATTACTCGGTAAAACGCAATGCGCTTCAAAGAGTTAAAGATTGTGGCAAGCGTAGGAAGAGTGATCTTCAGATGACTGCCGATTTCCTTAATTCCTTGCCCAAGTTGACGCAATGCACCACGGACGAACCGGGACACCGCTTTAGTCGCATTCTGCATAGCCCGAACAATTCCAGACTGAACTGCACTTTGAAACTTCTTTGCAGATTCCGATGTTTTGTTCAGAGACTCTTCAAGTCTAAGAATTTGCCCACGGATCGAATATGCTTTGTTTGAATCACCAGAATCAAAAGCCTCTTGCAGTTCAGCTTTAAGAGAAGCAATCTTTGCCCGAACAATATCAACTTTACCCGCAGATGAAATGGCATCTTGAAGTTCTTTTGACAGAGACTTCTTCGAATCATTTGCGTGTATCCGCTGATATTCTTTCTCAGCCTGTGTTGCCGCATTTATTGCTTGCTCACGGGCTTTCCAAGCCGCTTCTTCATCGCCACTCGCAAACGCCTCGTGCATCCTGGCATTCGCCTGTTTCTCTTTTTCGAGAAGAGTTGCGTACTTGGTAGCACCGCTGATAAGCATTTGCATACCCTCTCCAAGAGGTTTCGTAGCTTCAGCGGCTCCCTTTGTCGATTGCTTTATATTCTGTACAGTTTTGTTGAAGGTGCTTCCACGCTGGTCATTATATGTAAACGCTACGCCAATCTTCCCAAGAGTGTCTGCAAACTCTTTAAGTTTTGGCAAGTTAGTGTCAAGTGATCTTCCAAGCGCAGATATAGACCGTGTGATAGCACCGATAGCACTACCAGCACCTTGCGACTTATGTACTACTTCTATTTCAAGGCTTTCAAGAGTGTCTGCCATAGTTATTCACCCTTTTTCTTCTTACGCTGTTGCCTCCGTACCATCTCTTTCATCGCCTCTTGCATCTTCTCGTACTCAGCCTTTTCTCGTCTCTTTCGCTCCGCTTCTGTTATCGGGAATATATCAATAGGTTTCTCAAAGTAATTTTGTTTCTTTGAACCACGTTTTCCAAACAGATTAGCCAAGCAAACTGCAAATGCATCATACACATACAAGCCTTGTAACCAAGCCTGTTCGTTCTCAATCTCCCGTCTCAGCCTATATGCTTTACGGTAAGCAACTGTTAAAAAAGGGGACTCGTCCCAGAACTCAGTATAGGACATACCCATTGCCATGTACTGTGGACAAGCCTCCTCAAAAATTTCCGTATAAGTTTGTGGCGTTTCGTCCGTTAAAACTTGACCGCCATCTTGCGAGGGTTTTTCCCTTCATCCTCGCTTGCAATGAGGCTTTCAAACGGAACAGCATACAGCTTTCCGAGATACCCCATCTCTTCCTCGTTCAGACCGCCAAGACCATCAAACAGGATCTTATCTGTCTGGTCTTTAGTCATCTGCGGATGATGCATCAGGAATGCACCCCAGAACATGAGTGGAATCATGGTCATGCTCTGCGTCTCAATCAGGTTGATGTTAAATCCAGCCTGTTCAACTTTGGAAATGGAACGGCGGCTAAACTCAAGTGTGTACTCTCTCCCATTTTCGGGATCGGTAATGACCATCGGGTTCAGTTTCTCAGTCTTCTCTTTCATGTTCAATCTCCTTCTCATTCAAACATGGGGCGGTAGTTAGCCGCCCCGTTATTTATCAGCCGCTAATGTTGGTGCTTGCAGCCGCGAACTCATAATCGCCCTGGGGGGCAATGTTCGCATTGTTCTCCAGCACAGAGTCAACATCCGCACCGCCGAATCCAAGCGCAAGCGGTTCGCCGGGGAAGTAGAAACTGTCCAGATTGCTTCCGTCAGGATAGGCGATCTCGAACCACATTTTCTTTCCACCAGACAGATTGCCGTAAGCGGTAACTGCCGCATTCCACGCCGTGCGGAACTCGGAGAAATCGTTGACGGTGATCGCAATGCTGCCGCCCGAATCGTTCAAACCCTCGATATAGGTCTTGTTCTTCGTTGCGGCAAGGGGTGTGCTGTCCAGCATATTCGGGTCGTTAAAGATACCAGGCACAGCCTTGCACCCAGGAATCTTTGTGTAAGCGGTGGACGGGCGAGTGCCAGCCACCTGCTCCACGGCCCACAGCACGTTCATACCAGCAGTAGAAACAGCGTTAGCCATTGTACATATCTCCTTTAAGCATAAATATTTGCGGGCATCGAATCGCCGCCACCGATTCTGCGGCGAAATCTGCCAATTACCGTAAATTTCGTCCCATCATCAGTCGTGGTTTCCTGAAATCTGCGGTAATAAAGTTCACTGAATGCCGCTTCAGCAACAGCAAAAATGCCGTATGCCTCTGTCGCGGCTGTTCCTGATTTGTTGCTGACTACTTGTATCTCAAACGCAGACTCCCATTGTTCATCCTGAAAGTCTAACTGCGTATACTGAGTTGGACGGAAGTTGTCAATCTCGTGGATGTAACAGGCCGGGAACGCAGACGGTTTCGGAACATAACGGCTGGTGCAGTTGGCACTCGGATACTGCGCTTTGATCGCGTTTACCACACGAGTATAGACGGCATTTCTTGAGTATTTCATTTTCCAAAAAACACCTCCTGTACAATGCGCTTTTCGTTTTCCCGAATCGCCTTGCCAGCATGATACATCGGCATATACGCACGAGTACCTTCCAGTTGCTCCCCGGAATACCACCAGAACCCAAAAGTAGAAAACTGCTTTGCATTCTGCTCTGAGTAAGAACCTGGGTATACGGCAACAGAAACGTTATCGCCATGCGGGAATGTGAAATGTCCAGTACCGAACTCAATGAAATATACGTCTGCACCAGCCGCAACGATCTTGTACCCATTCGTGATTTTGATTGGCGGGTAGACAAAATACTCATCGTTCCCGTGACCACTTTGAGCAAACCACCGCTTCGCTTCTTCAACAGCGATATCGGCTAATCGTCTGCACACCTCATCGAGTTTAGGATTTATCTCCTTTTTGTACTTTTCCAGTTCCTTAACCGCATCACGGCAGCTATCCGCTGACAATTGGAGTGTTATCTTCATGAGTCACATCCAATTCTTCAAGGGCAATCAGGCAACCGTTAATCGTCCTTGCGACACCAGTACAGCGGTAATTGTGCGGCACATCATCATAGCTGTCTCCAGGAGTAACACCGAACCAGAAAATAGTATCGGTATCAAATTCCGTTGTCAGATCATCCGTAACCGCCGTCCGTGTGAACGGGTTCTCAATTCCAAACTCTTCGATTGCCGCCGCCCCGCGACCACCTGTAACATTCATTCTCGCCAGCGTAGGCGTTCCGTAACTGACCGTCTGTTCTCCGGTGTAGTTTCCCTCATCGTCCACCACATCGGTAACACCGTTATACAGTGCATACCAGATATCACGTTTGTTTCGTTGCAGAGTCCTCACGACACAGCACCAACTCTCACATACGGGAGAACATGATTGCGGATATATCCGATCATATCCTCATACATGAAATACCGTGTAACGCTGTTCTCGTTATGCTGCTTCTCACCTTCAGCCCCGGCATGAGTATATCCAGCTACAACAGCATAAATCTGCGCCACTTCATCAGTAGGAGTAACATCCGTAATGGTTTCCGGTACACCGCCAACCAGGTGATACTTCCACGCCAGAATCTCAGCCTTGGACAGCGCAATGTAAGTATTCAGTTTCTCGTCACTTGGCATTTCGCCGCCATCGGACAACAGCGTTTTGATCGTTGTGAGTTTCTCAGCGTCAGTCATAGTCAGCACTCCTTATGGGGAGAGGTTATTACGCC